GATTATCAATATCTTAATCAAAATAATATATGGCAAAGTACTACAACAAGTGTGATAGATTTGTTCCTTTATGGTAATTTTGGGAATAATGTAGTAGAAGGATTAGATGCAAATGGAGTTTTAAGACCATTGTGGGCTGATACTGTTATGGATAATAAATTGAATGTACAGACAATAATAGATGGATTTGATAATATAATGGCTGCTATGCCTGGAGCTTATTATAACACCCAAAGAGCAGAATATATTAGAAATTTATTAAATGAATTGATAGAAGTAAGAAATCCTAACCCTCCTAATGATGTTACTCGCCGTTTTATTTTTTTCAAGAATAATATTAATATGATTGTTCAAGATAATTTAAGTGGTATAAAATACGTTGCTCCTGGAGATTTATTAACGGATACAGCAAGAATGATTTTTGAAACTATTGTTTACATACCATTTAACGATCCTAATAATAAACTTGATAGATATATATTCAAATATTCACTCTTACTTGATAAGATAAATGAAATGATAGATCTTTGTCCTGAAAATTCATGTCAAAGAATTAATGCAACAATTTTAACTCGTAATACTAACCTTAAAGATTGCTTTGGAAATATTATGCCTGTTGGATCACAAGATAGAAATACTTTTGAAACAATATCGAACCAATTTTATTCAACATTTTATGATCAAGGTTGGGTTAATCAATTTTTACAACAAGTTCCAAGTCAAAAACAATGTCAAAATATAACAATTCTAAATGAATTTAGAACAAGATTCAATCCAAATATTCCTAATCCTTAATTTTATAATTTATTTTTTTCGTTGAATATTAAACTACACATTTTAAATTTTAAATTATTTCTTAATAAACCAATATCAACATATTCGACACGATTTAGATTTTTACGATATTCTTCAATACTTAATTTGCCTCCATAATCTTTTAATAATTTCCAAGAAGGTGATGGATTAAAATGATCTGGATAAGTTTTAAAGATATCAAAATATATCTTTTTTAATAAATTTTTTGAATGTTTATAGATACTATTAAATTTATTTTCATTAATAAAAGCCAAGCAACAGTTAAAAGAACAAAAAAATCCATCTATTTCGTAATATTCTCTTTCTTGAATATTAATTTTAGGATTATTATTATTTTCAAAAAAGTTTCTTTTATCCCTGGATATATTTTCTTTAATTGTATATTTATCTTTAGTTATATCACTAAAATAAGTTTTTTCTAATTGACTGGCAACATATTTCAATGGACAACCTAAAGGAAACCAATCAAAATTATGTCTACACCACCAACATTTTACATCTGTTTTTTCAGGAATTTTATCTAAAGAAATATAGTCAATCATTGTCACAATCATTTTATCTTCTTTATTGTCTAAAAATGAACGTAATTCTTTCTCTTCATTACTAGATGTTAAATCACTTAATTTTGTTGTATTTTCAATGTTAACTTCATTCTTGTTTAAATTTGAAGTAATATCCAAGTTATAAAGTTTATGAATCTTATCTATATCAATATTCTTAAGTGTAAATGTAAATTTCATTTAATAATTATTTGAATTATTAAATAAATCATTTTTAAAATTTTGATATATAATAAATGAATTTTAAATCTTCTTATAGTTTAGAAAAAAGAAAAGAATTAAGTAATAAAATATTTACTAAATACAAAGATAAGATTCCTATAATAATTCAATCAAAAAATATTAAATGTAAAAAGATTAAATTTTTAATTCACAAACACGATGAATTTTCTTTCTTCTTTTTAATATTAAGAAAATTCATAGAAATACAACCTGATGATGCTTTATTTACTTTTATTAATGATACTATACCAGTTAATAGTGAAAGTATAGGGAGTATTTACAAAAAATACAAAGATGAAGATGGATTTTTATATGTTAATATTTCCTTAGAATCTACTTTCGGTTTTTCTAAATTCAAATGAGATTATATAAATACAAAATATTAATATTATAGTTCCACATCCAAAATATCTTGTATATTTCATTATATTTTCGACTTGTTTTATATCTCTTGTGGGACATAAACATTTGGTAAAATTTAAAGAGTCACTTTCATCTTTGTCATAATAAACTTCTTGACAACCGAAATGGATTAACATTAATAAAAAGAAAGGAAGTAAAAATAATAAACCTGTATATAGTTTCTTATAAATCAAAACATAAACTAAACCTAAAAAAATTACGATGTCTTTGACATGATCATAATAATCTCCAAATTTAGTTACCATATCATATTTTCTAGCATAATAACCGTCTAAACAATCAAAATAATATGATATAAAATAAAGTATACTACCACTTAAAAATTTATCTTTACATATAGCATAAATACTTAATAATCCAAAAAAAGCTGATATAGTGGTTAACATATTAGGAGTAAAATTATATTTTTTAAAGATAGATGAAACTTTATCTATATCCTTGTATATTAAGTTGTCAATAGGATTTTCTAAATTTTCTGGTATTTTTCTAACCATTTATAATATCTAAATATAATTTTAGATTTAAAATTAAAATTTTTTCAATTGATCAAAGATATCCATAAAATAATTTAATCTTTCTTCTTTGTATTCATTAAAATGATTATCATTCATAAAATATCTTGGATTTCTAATTTGATATCTAACTAATTTAGTGCCTTTATAAACATCATTAAAATGATTATAATTATAATCTATTGTTAATAAAAAATCAATTGTATCTGTATAATGATTAATGTCATTTTTTAACATTTCTTCCTTATTAGGTATATAATTAAATATATTAAAAAAGTCTTCTCTAAAACAATCTAATTTTGGTAAAATATAATCATAATTTTCACAAATCTTTTTTAAGTTTGTAATAGTATATTCTTGGAGAGTTTTTAATGAATTGTATAATTCAACAGTATTTATATACTTTAAGAAAATAGTATTTATTTTTCTAATATTTTTTTCTAAAAAGAAATTGGAGATAGTATCTTTAGTTGTTTGTAAAAACATTTCTAAAATTTGTCTTCCTTCTATATTAAAATTATTCTTCTTGAATCTTTTAGAAATATTAAACTTAAATTTACTTTCATCTATTTTAGATTTTAAATAATCTTTTCTTAAGTCTAAATTAAGATTTTCCATATTTTCAATTCGATATTTAGGTAAATCAACTAATTCTAAATGATTTATTTTTTGAAAAATAATATTAAAGACACTAGTATCAAGATATCTTTCTAAATTTTGAAATGTAAAACATTCATCATTATTATTTCTTAACATTCCAACACCACCTCTTTCGAATTGTCTTTTAACTTCATCTTCATCCTTTCCAATCTTTCTTAAATATTCCCAATAATGAGGATTATGAATTCTACCTTTATCTTCTTCTCCACTTTCCCAATCCCAAGTACAATGACACTGTGTACACCAAATCTGTGAACATCCGCTTTGTTTAAAGGTTAAAATTTTACATTTGGGACATGGTTTAGTTTCCCTTTGTAAAGCCTTTACAGATTTTACATTATCTTCGTTACATTTATGTTCATCATCTTTTAATTCATGACAATTTTTACAAATTTTTTGATGACATAATCCACATTCAAATGATTCTGTAAAAAATCCTCGACAATTATTAACAGGACAAGGTCTAGAAAATGTCGTTTTCTTATTTTTATGGTTTAATAAAAGAAAGTTAAATAGTTTTGTGTTTTCGACTATATATTCTTTATTCATAAAGTCCAGAATAAGTTTATTTTCTGAATTAATGTTGAGATAAAAAATAAACTGTAAATAACTTTTTTCTTCATATTTATTTTTTTCAACTTCAACTTTGAAGGTATTTAAAAAAAAAGATTCAATAAATTTATGATAAATAGGTTCTTTATATTCAAAAGATAAATTTCCAGTTATTGTATTAGTTTTTATATTGTATTGTACATTCCAAGTATAAAACATGTTTCCAAAAATATTTAATAAATCGTTAAAATCTACCTTGTTTTCTAATATATTTAAAATATTTTTTCTAATTGTCTTTAAATTTCTTATTTCATATTTTAAATTTAAAAAGTTATCTTTATCAAAGTATTTATCCTTATCTTTTTCTTTTTCCCATTTTTTAGATATATTATAAAGAGATTCATATAAAAATTTACTACTTTTAGAATAGTTGTAAAAACTGTTTATTTCTTTCACTAATTTTTTATCTTCTTCGTTAGAAGAACCCCAAAGAAGATGATATTTTTTATATTTTTTAATTAAGTTTTCATAAAACTCTAATTCTTCTGTATATTTGAATCTCAGGTAAAAGTGTTCTTTCTACTTCAAAAATTTGATTCTCTTTATGCTTTTTATATGTTTTATTTATAAAATTTTTTGGAAACTTTTCTCTAATCCAATTATAAGTCCAACTTTTTTTACAACTCATACAACTTGGATCAATCTTATCTAAAAGATACTTTTCTTGACAATCAATACAAGCTTCTTCATTACAATATTGACATTGAATAAAATCTTTTTTTTCTCCGCAACAAATCATACATTCTTTCTTCATTTATCTATTATTTATTTAACCTAAATAAATAATCAATTTTATATTTATTGCTTCAGATATTTAACAGTATTATTTGCTGTTACTAATAAGGGTACACAAGTTGCTGGATTTGGACCAGTTACACCACCAATCCAGGGTGGTGTTGAAGTTGCATCATATAAACCAAGATTACTAAATATTTCAGTCATACCAGCTGGACTTTGTGCTTTCCAAAAATCTATCCATTCTTGTGTTACACAAAAATCACAATTAAAATTATCTATTTCTCCTTGAACTGTTCTAAAATAGATTCTAAAATGTATTGGTCTTAATTGTGTAATATTTTTACAATCAATGAATGCATATATTGCATTATTTGAACTAAGATATTGTGCTTGTTGTGGTGGTGGACCAGGAAAGAAAGCATTTTTCCATGGAAAAGTACATCTTGTGGTAGTTCCTGTTGGTCCTCCCATATTTAATGCTTGAATAATTTGAGCATTATAAGGAGGACCTGTTCCTTCGATACAATTAAATAGATAAACTCCGTAAATATTTGCAGGATTACATTGACCTGTTTTACCTGATATAACAATTCCTTGTTCAGTCGTAGCCATAGCATAATAACCTTCCCAACAATTATTTTCGCATGCCAAATCACAAGGAAGATATTGAGCTGATAAATCTACAATTGATGTTGGACCTGTTGGACCTGCTGGACCAGTCGGACCTGGGCAACATGGACCAACTGTCCAATATTTACATACATCGTCCCATACTAAATTCGCTCCATCATATACTTTTTCAGGTAAATAATTATCTATAGGAGTTTGTCTTATATAGGCAGCATCGTATGCCACTTTCATATTTGCCCAAAACATATGTAATACATTAAAACCTGAAACTCTAAAACCGCTACAATAAGACATTTTATTTATATTTTAAAAAGATATTTAAATTGAATATATAATTTAATATTCAATTTAATTTAAAAAATTTAAATTTATGAAACTTGATCTGGATTCCAATTATTAATTCCATTTAAAAATTCATCTACAAACCAATCAACATATTCATCTTGTAATATACAAGAATGTCCAAAATCTACAATATAAATTTCATTATTTAATGTTTTCATAAAATTATATGGAGTAATATCTGAATATTCAATATCATTATTGTAAAGAGTTTCAATAATATCATGAACTTTTTTCCAAATCCATCTTGGTGTATGTTTAGGATTTGTTCCATATATTGATTCTAAATCACAACCTTTGATTTTTTCCATTATAATATACATACTATCTTTATACCAATAATATTCTAGAATTTTTGGACATTTTATTCCAAGTGAATATACCTTCTTCTGTATTCGTATTTCATTTAATATATCTTTTTCATTGTCTTCTTTTAGTATAATTTTAATAAATTTTGTTTTATCCTCGTAAAGAGTATAAATATACTTTTTATTCGATAACGGCTTTAAACGCTGTAAAGTGGTTGGTAAAATCTTATAATGTTCCATCTTCTCTCAATTTTAATTGAATTATGTATAAAAATTCAATTTTATTCTTGGTAATTATACTTAAAATGTTTAAACAAGGTAAATATAAGCCATTCTATCTTAGACCCTTTATGAACATTATATATTTTAGCTTCTTTTAAACAAGATTTACCAAAAGCTCTCATTATATATTTTTGATATTCTTTTGGAAATAAAGTTCTTTGATTATTTAAATTAACCTCAATCAAAGGAAATAATTCATCTTTATAAAAATATTCTCTAGGCCAAGCTTTTCTAGCTTTAATGCTTTGAAGATCTATTTTATCTTCTTGATGTTCATGAATAAAAAGATCAATAGTGACATTATTATCTGGAAGTGATATTTGATATCCAAAGAAACTATCTTTAAAAAGATATCCTTGATTTATAATATCTTTTTTGAAAGAATCTATTTTTTCTTTAAAATCACCTTCACATAGAATACCCAAATCTAAATCATCATCCCAGGGAATCAAAGATTTGTTATGACGAATATAACCGAGAACACCTCCAGTTAAAGTCCAATAAATTATATTATTTTTTTCAAGAGTTCTTTGAATATCATCTAAAAGAGGTAAAATTTTTTTATGAATTTCTTTATTTTTAATTAATAATTTTGGAATTAAAAAATGGTTTCGAAGATAGTATAAAAAATAGAATAATAAAATACAAATATAGATTAAGATGAGAATTTTTAACATCATTTTTTATTTATAGAAGTAATTAAATTATTCAAATATAATGGATTTACTTGAAGAACTGTCTGCCTATATGTCTATTATTAATATAGATATTTTAGAATTTTTATGTGTTTGTAAAGGATATAGTCAATTATGTAGAGGTATTCAAACTCATTCTTTGGACTTGAGAAAAATCGAAAGTCATCTTTTAAGTCTACAAGATAATTATTTAGATAAATATAATTTTCTAGATTCTTTAATACTGGAATTAAAAGATAAAATAAAAAATATCGATAATAAAATTATACCTTATGGACCAGCTTTTGTTGCTAGAAGTGCTTGTAAAAAGATGATAAAAGAATTTGAAGGAGATATTAAACAATATTTAGAAAAATTATATGAATACTTGTATTTTCTTGGAAGATATATTAATCAAAATTTAAGAGTATATAAGGAAGAAATTTGTGTTAATTGAAATAAACATTTTCTTCTTTACATAAGGAACATTTGTTATTTCCTGTTAATTCTAAACATTTATTATGAATCCAATGACCACACTTTAAAGGATAATAATTTTCTTCAAATTTTTCAAAGCAAATTATACACTCTTCTGTCTTATATTTTAAATGATGTTCACATAAGTTATTTGATTTTATATCATTCAAACAAAATGGAAAAATACACTTTTTAATTTGTAATTGATATTCTAATAAACTTTTTTGAAATTTTTCTCTTATTTTAGTGTCTACTTCTGTCTTTTCTTTATGAACCTCTGTAATAGTTTGTTGAAGTTTTAATATTTGATTATAAAAATTAATATTTTGTAAACATACTTCATTATATTTTTTTTCTCTTTCATCATCAAGACTCAAATAGAATAATAAAAGAATACATTCTAAAAATAAAAAAGCAATATTCTTTACACTTTCAATTGAAAATGTATCTAGTAATGAATTATTAAAATATGTAAATATACAGAAAGATAATAATCTTGATACAATATTTAAAAATCTCATCTTATTTTAATTTTAAAATAATTTTAAATCTATTTTAAAATTAAATTTTGGTTATAATCTCTTCTAAATTATCTTCTATTATTTCGTTATAAAATAAATTCTCTTCTTCTTCAATAATTTCATCTATATTTGAAGATTTAAATTCAATACATTTATCAAATTCAAAATCAGTTCCATGTTTTATACTTTTACATAACCCTTCTTTTAAAAAATACCAAACATCAATCAACTTTTTACCATTGAAAAATAAAACTTTTATATCAAAACCTTCTTTTTGAACTTGTTTAAATTTTAGATAATTAAGTCTTGGATTTTTATTAAAAATATAAATTGATTTAACTTCAAATAATAATTTTGTATCCTTAATGTAAATATCAGGATAATATCTATGTTTTTTATTTTCATCATCGTTATATTCAAAAGATTGGATATCTTTCCCAACTAATATTTCATCTTCGTTTACTTTTCTTTTTAATATACTATCATTTTTACTCAAAATATAATCAATAGCATAATTTTCATAACCCATAACTTCAATTTCTCTTCCACTTTTAAAAGTATATTTTTTATTTGAAAAAGAACTTTTTATCATTTTATGAAAAATATCTTCATTTTGTAAAGCGTGTTCTACCCCATATTTTTGAATCATAATATCTTTAAAAGATGAAGTTTGAACAAAATATTCTGAACCATATTTTTCTTTCATTTTTTGTAGAATTATTTTTGATAATAAAGGTCTTTTTACATCATATTTTTCAATAAAAATATTTTCAATCTTCTCTTGAATTTCTCTGCATTGTAAAGGATATTTTACTCCGTATTTATTCAAGTGCATCTTTCTTATTTTTTCATACACGTAATCTTGACAAAAAGCCCATTTTACTCCATATTTATCTAAACAAGTTTGCTTCGCTTTATTTTGAACTTCTTGATTTTGCATAGGATAATCAACTCCTAACTTTAGATTATTTGTTTCTTTAATTTTATCTTTTATTTCTTCTGATTTAAAAGCATTATCAACTCCATATTTTTCTTCACAAGTTTCTTTATATTTAGTAATTTTACATTTAAGACATTTTTTTCCTCTTTTAATATCAGACAAAACTCTAAAACTAATTTCTCCACATTCACATCTTATTTTTAATTTTTGTTTATTATTTTCATATTCATTCTCATTTATTAATAATTCACAATTATTATCTTTAACAATTTTAATCAAATCTTCAAATTTCAACTTGTTTTTATCATTCTGACATTTTAAACAATAACCTGTGCTTCTTTGAAGACTATTTAATGAAGAATAATTAATTATTTCACAATTTCCGCATTTATATACAACCTTTCTATCTTTTCGTAATTCTAGAATAATATGTCCATTTTTATTTTCAATTTCTTGTTTTAATGTTATTAATTTTTCTTTATTTTCTTTTTCTTCTTTACAAGTTGAACAAAAATCTACTTTTGAAATTTTATATCTTTTATTTTGAAAAGAATTTACACTTAATTCATTAACATGATTAGATTTACATTTAAAGATTATTTTATTATTTTTGAAATCTTCAAAGTTAGATTCAAGATTATATTCTGGTATTAAAAAATCTTTGATATTATCAAATTTAGACATTTTTAAATATAATTGTTTATTCCAATTATATTTATATTTTTTATCAATTTTATATTTTTGATGAGAATGATTTTTGTAAATAAATGAACCTGTAAACAAACACAAAAAGAAAAAATTCCCTAAAGAACGGGAAAACCTAAAGCACCACCACTGATACGAATAATGTTATTGTTAACACAAGTGACAATAAAGTCGAAAAGTTGTTTAATAGCTGTAGATTCACTATGAGTAGCTCCACAAGGATATTGACGAACAACAGAATTACCCCCAGGATATTGGGTAGAAGTTATATTAGAACCGCCAGCTTGGAATTGAGCATCTTGGGAAGCTTGAGGCACAAGAGACACGTTGGTCAATTTACCATAGTTGGTAGAACCCATAGGATCTAAGCAATAGTAGTCAAGAGAGTAGGAATAAGAGTGATAACCAGTTTCCACGGGGATCACAGGGGAGTGATAGTAGGGGTTAACAAGAGAGTAATAGTCAGAACCCATGTTGAAAAGACGTTGAGTGTTCTCATAGATAAGAGAAGTCTTCTCAACAGGATCCACACCATAAGGAGGGATGATGGCAACACCTTGAGTAACACAAGGACCCACTCCTCCGGGATTGACAACAATAACAGGAGAAGCAGTGGTATAGTTAGACCACACGTTCTTGTAAGTCTTGTTACGAGCACCGAAGAAAAGAACCTTTACAGCGTGAGAGAAACGAATATCGTATTGAGGTTGAGGATTAGTGGCAACATTGTAGTTTTGGATGGGAGCAGTTTGCACTTGTTCAATGAGGATATCACGAGGAGCACAAGCCATTCTCTTACGTTCATCGTTTGAAACGATGGCATAGTTGGCCCACACTTGCACATCCTTAAGTTCAGGAGCAGCACCACCAGTAAGGTCAGAAGGAGAAGGTTGAGTAATAGTGACTTGATCAGCAAGACAATAAAAACCACCAGTAGCACCAGTATTTCCACTAACAGGGAAAGGAGTATTTTGAATAATCAATAATTCAGTCCAATCACGGAAAGAGAAAGAAATTCTCATATCATTATAAGGAAGAGCTGCAGTGGGAAGAGCAACACCAGAGTCACGAGTAAAGAAAAAAGGAAGAGGTAAGTTAAGAGTGTATTCAGGGATAGTTTGAAGAGAATCGTAAGGTTGAGTAAGGACATCAACATCACCAATCATATTACGATAACCATTTTGTTTACCGGCAGGCACAGTGAAGGCAGACCAGAAATCAAGATGATAGTTATCGAAACGGGCAGCAACGAGATCGTTGAAAGAGATACAACATTCACGAATCAAGTTGTGAGCCAAGTTACGGGTCCAACGAAGAGTTCTATTAGAACAAGAACCTTGAAGAGGTGCAGAAGCAAGAGAAACCTTAGGGAGAGTCACGCGCAACCAAGTGTAAAGGAGATAATCACCAGCACGAGAAATACTGACGGACCATTCTTGGTTGAAACCGGCAGAACCAGAAGCACGAGAAAGAACCACGGGTACTTGAGTAAACCAAGTAGACTTACGGGTATCTCTCACGAAATAGGCAGTGGCATCGGGACCACCATACATATACTTTTCTTGTTCATCATAAGTAGCAAGATCAATGAAACCAGATGTTAAGTTAGAAGTACAAATAGTTGACATTTTTATTTATATAATGGAAAAAAAAATTTTAAAAAAATTTCTTTATTTAACTTTTAAATATTTTGTTTTAGTCAAATTTATTATAAAACAATTTTTCAATAATTAATTCTTTATCTGGAAATGTGTTTAAATAAAAATTTATTCTTTCTACTAAAACTTTAATTCTTCTTTGCCATTCAATTTGATTTATATTAATATAACTATCGATACAAATTTACAAAAACAAACAACTATTTTTTTAATATTATATTTTTTTAAAAAAATTAAGAGTTAAAAAAGTAAAATTTAGACAAATAAGAGTTAGCCATGGACAAAGAAATAAATCTTGATATACTTACAATTGACTCTGATATAAAGAAAAAATTTGAGAATGAAAAAAACAATCTACAAAGTCTTATAAAATATAAAGATCAATTAAAATCTTATAAAAAAAATGAAAAACTGAATTTGAGTATTAAAATGATAAATGATATTGAAAATAATATTAATATATATGATAAAAAAATTGATGATATTTCCGATGATATATCTAAAAATTTTTATTTAATGGAGACTACAGAACTTTTAGACAGATATAAAAATATTTTGGCTAAACCTATTAGAGTTTCTTTTAGTGGTAAGAAAAAAGAAAATACAGAAATTTTGAAAGAGAAAGAAGAAATAATTTCTAAATATTTAAATGTGGCTAATAAATATATTGATAAACAGTTTTATGTTAATCATAATATTAGAAAAAAAACTAATATAGTGATTTGTGATTCATGTTCAAGCAAAAATTGTTTTGAATCTTTAGACGGTAAAACATATATATGTGAAGATTGTGGTTTTCAAAAAGAAATTTTGGGAAACTTAACAAGTTATAAAGATGTATCAAGAGTTAATATATCATCTAAATACACGTATGAAAGAAGAGTTCATTTTAGGGATTGTATGAATCAATATCAAGGAAAACAGAATAGCACTATTCATGAAAATGTATTTAATGATTTGGAATATCAATTTGAGTCTCATGGTTTATTAATTGGAAATAAGGAAACTCCAAAAGAAAAAAGATTTCAAAATATTACTAAAGATCACATTTTATTATTTTTAAAAGAAACTGGTCACACAAAGCATTATGAAGATGTATTTTTAATTTATTTTAAAATGACAGGTAAAAAATCTAATGATATTTCACATTTAGAAGATACTCTTATTAAAGATTTTGAAATATTATCTGATCTTTATGATAAAAAATTTAAACATGATAAAAGTAAAAAAATTGATAGAAAAAGTTTTATTAATGTTCAATATGTTTTATATCAATTATTAAGAAGACATAAATATCCTTGTAAAAAAGAAGATTTTAATATATTAAAAACATTAGACAGAAAAGCATTCCATGATGATATTATGAAAGAATTATTTGAAGAATTAAATTGGAATTTTTTTAGTCCTCAATTTTAAATAATTTATAAAATTATTTAAAATCTTTATTTTTTTAACTTCTTATTTAGAAGGAACATAATAATTAAAAATATTAAGATTAACAAACCTCCACTTAAAATCCATAAAAATGTAAAGTTTTTAGAAGGTTTAGGAGTAGGTGTTGTATCTATAGACTCATTAGTAGAAGAAGACTGAACTAAATTATCAATAGAAGCTTTTAAGTCAGGATTTACATGATTCAAATAATTACAAATCAAACAGCTTCTACAAGGAAAACCCATATTTTGTATATTACAAAATAGACCATCTAATTCATTTTTACCATTAATTAAATCTTGACCTCCTTTTGAAGTCAAACATTTCATAATTTCTTGAGAATTTAAAAGAGTACATGTTTCATAATCTAAAGCATCTAAACAGGGTTTATTTCCAGAACGACAAGCACAATCAAATAAGGAGCTTTCACTTGACTTTTCAGATGATTGTCTACAAAAAGGTTTCATATTATCATAAGCTGTAACATTACTTGATCTAAAAACTTCTTTACCTTTACAATATTTTGATACAGGGTCAGATTCATCTCTTGCTGAAGCTGAAACTAAAGTACGATTAGTTAATTGATAAGCCCCGGAAGTTAGGCAACTTTTTAAACAACATGCTTGATGAGAAGTTGAATTACAACAATTAGAAAAAATTTCACTTGTGTATGAACTACTATCTACATTTCCAGAACAATTTTCAAAGCAGCCTTTAAAATCGTCATACTGTTTTTTTTTCTTACATTTGATATCTTTACAACATTCACGAGCTTCATCAGTTACGTCTTGACCAAGATTAGATAAATTTTCACATTGTTGACATAAACAATCTACACAATTAGGACTATTTAGAGTATTAGTTGAACATTGAGTTCCACAACTTGATAACGTCGAAGAGAGAGAGGATTTACATTTATCTTCTAATTTTGAGGACATTTTTATTAAATACTAATAAAAATATATTTCTATTTAAAATCATACGTAAATATTTTAAAATGAACAATTTTCTTGAAAATAAACAAAATTTATTATTCATTGGACAATCTATCGTTATGCTTGGTGTATCTTTTTATTTTTACAGAAGATTACAAGCTGTAATTTTTAATATTAATGAATTACATAAAATGGTATTAAATCAACAAGAACAAATTAATAAACAAAATATGATGATTGAGAGTTTAAAAAATTTGTTAACTAATAATTCTTTTCAAAGAAATACTGAACAAGCAAGAGTTCCTGTTCCTGTTGAAAAAGATGTGGAAGAAATAAAAAATAATATAGAAACTATTCAACCTAAAATTAATTTACAAGAAAATAAAACAAAATCAAGGTTGTTTTCTGGTATAAATTCAACTTTAATTTTTAAAAACACAAAAGCTGAAGAAAAATTCTCTTCGAATATAGAGGTTATTGATGAAAAAAGTGAAGAGAAAAATAAAGTTGAAGAGGAAGATGAAGAAGATTTAGATTTAGATTTAGATGCAGAATTACAAAATGAATTAAGAGAATTAGAAAGTGAAAGAAATTTAAAAAAGAGATAATATAATATAGAATAGATAACCTTATAAATGAGTTTTGAAATCTGGAGAGATAAACATAATAAAGATTTATATAATTTATATAAAATCTTATTATTCGAAGTTGAAAAATTTAATTATAAAATTGAAACATCAAATAAGAATAAATCTTATAATTTTTCAGAATATTTAGATTTAAATTATATTGAGAGTGAAGAATTTATTGAAAAATTTAATAAATTTTTATATAATAACAAATAATAATTTTAAAGGAATAACATAATATTCATACAATGACTTTAGAAGAAGATAAATTTGATTTTGATGATACTGAAGAATATGATGAACAAAATGATAATTATGAAGAAGAGGAAATTTTTCATGGAGAATATTATAATCAGCTATTTGAAGATTTAGGGATAGATATAAAATTAAAATTTGAAAAATATTTATGGAGTCAAGGATTAAATTGGAAAATACCATCTTATAAAATTATAGACTTATTACAAAATTAAATTTTAAAATATAATTATCTTTTAAAATTTATTAATTTATTTTGTAACTAAACCAAGACATTTCAAAATATTAAGTCTTACTTTATCTAAATTTTTTACATTTTCTTCTTGAACTTCTTTCAAGACCTCTTCAATATCTTTTTCATCTTCATCTTTAGGAACAGGTTCTTCTTCAAAAGCAATTTCTTCAAAGTCTATTTCAACATCTCTGGGAGCAGGACCAGGTCTTCCAGCTTCATCTTCAAAAGAAACTTCTTCAACTCTAACATCAGGTCTTTGTTTTAATAATTTTTCTAATTCTTCAATGGCTCTATTAGAACCAATAACTTTTTGATTATTAATTTCAATCATGTTTACTCCAGGTGGAAGTTTCTTTAATTGAGGAACGCATCTATAATTACGTGCATCACAAAGTAAATCATCAGGACAAACCATATTCTTTTTAGGATCAGGATGACATCTCTTAGCTCTCAATAGCTTGACTCTTTGTTCTCTTGTAGTTTGTTCTAATCCTTCTTGTTGTTTATAAACTTTATCAATTAATTGTTTCAATTTAGAATCGCTCATTCCCTTAACTTCTTCAGCACCAAATTCCTTTTCACTTAAATCATCTTCTTCATCTTCTTCATCTTCTTCATCTTCTTCATCTGAAATTTCATCTAAATCAATATCTTCAATTTCAATATCTCTTGGAGAAGGCATAACTCTAGGTCCAGCAATCGCAGGTTCTTCTACCTCGGATTCCACTTCAGGTTCTTCTACATCGAATTCTACTTCAGGTTCTTCTACATCGAATTCTACTTCAGGTTCTTCTTCCTCGAATTCCACTTCCTCTTCTTCAGGCTCGGGTTCCACTTCAGGTTCTTCAGGCTCGGGTTCCACTTTCTTTTTGGGTGATTTTTTTGCTTTAGGAGATTTTTTGACTTTTGGTTTTACTTCCTCAACTTCAGCTTCTTGAATTTTCTCAAAAATAAAATCAACTAAATCAGATTTATTTTTCTTGTGATAGCTTGATAATTTCATATCAGCAGCTACCTTTTTTAAGTCTGTTACTTTTAAAGCTTCTAATTCATCCCTTGAATAATCCTTTTTACCAACTACAAATTTAACTGCTGCACTAGAAGATTTACGAGGAGACTTTCTGGGAGATTTACGAGGGGACTTTCTAGGAGATTTACGAGGGGACTTTCTAGGAGATTTACGAGGGGACTTTCTAGGAGATTTACGAGGGGACTTTCTAGGAGATTTACGAGGAGACTTTCTGGGTGATTTACGGGGAGACTTTCTAGGAGATTTACGGGGAGACTTTCTAGGAGATTTACGAGGAGATTTACGGGGTGATTTACGTGAAACTTTTCTAGGAGACTTACGAGGAGACTTTCTAGGAGATTTACGGGGTGATTTACGGGGTGATTTACGGGGTGATTTACGGGGTGATTTACGGGGTGATTTACGTGAAACCTTTTTAGAAATTTTACGTGAAACCTTTCTAGGAGACTTGCGTGAAACCTTTTTAGAAATTTTACGTGAAACTTTTCTAGGAGACTTACGTGAAACCTTTTTAGGTGATTTACGAGGGGATCTTTTAATAGATTTAGATATTTTAGGAGATCGAGAAACTTTTTTAGATGATTTTCTTGCTTGTTTCTTTGGAGATTTTCTACTCACTTTACTCGCCATTATTTATTTATAATGGGAAAAGTTTTAAGTTTTTAATTTATTTTTTTTAAAATAAATTAAAAAATTCTAAACTTCAACACAACATTTTTTAGAATAATCTAAACAATAAGAACCTGGTTTCCCTTTTTGATTTCCAATTATTTTTGTATTATTATATATTATTTCAAAGTTTTGATGAACATGACCACATATCCAAGTATTAATTTTATATTTATCTAAAACCCAAGTTAAATCAGTCATAAATAAATCTGTTTTTGTTTTACCGTTTTTAATTAAAATTGGTAGATGATGTGTAATAATAATATGTTTCAAACCTTTTTCTCGAGCGTAATTAGATTTTTTAATTATAAATTCCAAATCTTTTTTATGATTATAATTATATTTGTTAGTACTAAAATTATGAATCTTATAGTTTTTTGGTAAATTTTTTTGTAATTCACTCCATAAAGTACATCCTGTAAATAAATATTTTCCAATTTGAATTGAAGACTTATCTAAAACGTAAAGATTAGGAAAGAGATTTTCAACATATTTAAAATTATTTTTTAATGTTTCTATATCCAAAGGAATTAAACCATCTATTTTATAAAATTCACAATTACCAAATACATATAGAACATAAGTAAATTTTTTACAATAATATTTAAAGAAAGATTCTAGTTGTTTTACATTATATAATGAACCTATATCACCTGCTAAAATTAAAATATCTCCAACAGGTTGAATTAGATTTGATATTTCACTATCAAAATATTCAAGATGTAAATCTGAAGCTATTTGAAGTTTCATTTAAATATTTTAATATTTAAATGAAATAATCATTTTTAAAAATAATTATTAACCCATGTATTCAATTCGTTAATAATAAAATTATAAATAGTATTATTTTCTATTATGGAAGTATGAATACAATCATTAAATTTATAAAAAAGAATATTTTTATGAATATTTTTGTTAATAATTTGATTAATTAATTCATCTTCATAGACTTTATAGCTTTTTAATATTTCTTTTTCATCTTGTTCATACAGTAAATAAACCATATAGTAAGAAAAAATATTATCAGTCAAATTATGATTATTTGATATTTTTAGTTTACAAAGAGCCTGCATTTTATATATCAGGAATATCTCCTAAATTGATATTAGGACCTTTCATTTTTCTTTTTGCGGAGTTTATATCTGCATTAGATGGTGAATTTGAAGTAGGATTTGAGTTCATATTATTAATCATACTCAAAAGATTGGAACCAGTTTTTTTCATAATCATTTTAGTAACGATGAAAAATCCAGCATTTAATAAAATGGTAAAAAGCAATCTTACTTCTATAGGCCAGTTTGAAGCTTGAGGAACATAAGATTTTTCACCTAATTCAATTAGCAACTTTTCATATGAATTCATACTTACTATTTGTTGTTGAGTAAAACCTTGCATATCAAACTTAAACCAATTTCCTAAAATAAATTCAACACCCATAAAACCATAAATAAGATATGTTTTATAATTATCAACATTAGAATCTAAAGTAACCTTTTTAACAGTCATCTCATAAGTTTTTAACATACTTGTATAATCAGAATGAATGGTAAATTCAGGTAAATTAACATTACTATAAGATTTTTTTAAAATTTCAAATTTGTAAAGTAATTCTCTTTTCAAATCTTCTTCGTTTTGTTCGTCAACTGTAGTTTGATTTAAATCTCTCATAAATTTCTTTTGTTGATAAATACCTTGTTTTTCAAGTTCAGATAATGATGGCGCAGGTTCGTATAATTTTTCTTCTCGATTATTATTTTTACCTAATGAATATCTATCAGGCGTTGAACGATTAGAAGAAGATTTATCTTTTTGAAGTAATTGTTTTATTCTCTTATTTAATCCTCCATCATCATCACTATCATCGGAAGACGAATCATCGGAAGACGATGATCTTGAACGACTTCTTGATTTTGATAATTTAAAACCTTTCTTTGGTTTGTAATCAGAATCAGAGTCAGAATAATTGTCACTATCTGAATTTTCATCTCTTCCAATAGATTTTGATTTTTGCATTTCATTATCACTATCACTATCACTAATATCTTTATTACCTTGTTCTTGAACATCTGAATCATCTGGATATTCGTCAATAATTTCAGGTTCTTTTTCAGAACTAAATTCTGTATTTTTGACTTGAGGTTGAAATATAG